CGGTGGCCACGCGGTCGAACTCGGCGACCGCCGTGTTCAGGATGCTGAGCGATCCGGCTTCGGACGGCGCTTCGGCGACATCTACCATCTAATTTTCCCCTCTTTGATCAGCTGAGCCTGTGTGCGCAGCACGCCCTCGTAGAACAGCGTCAGCTGCTGCTCTTTGGTGTATCCACTGCGAGGCACGCGTGCGTCTGCGAAGTCGTGACAGGAACTGCAGCACCACGCGCCGAGCGCGTCGGGCGCCTTCAGTGCGGTGCCTGTGATACCGGGCAAGCGGATGTGCGCCAGCACGGTGGTTGAAGAGTCGTGGTTGCAGATGCCGGGATACCGGACCTGGCACGGGCGGCCGGCGGCTAGCTTTCGAAGATCCGTCACGGCAGATCTCCCGGCAGCCGCAGCACCACGCCTTGCTCGGCCATGTAGCGGACGATGAAGTCAATGAACTCGCTGAACTCGACCTTGCTGAGCCTGGAGCTGCGGCGCCTGGGCTTCAGCCGATGCCGCTTGCCTAGGCTGATTCTGTTGGACCCAAAGTGCTCGATAAGGAACATCTCGTGCAGGTCGTCTTTCGTCCAGCCGCGAAGGATCTCGCCACCCTTCCTCAAGATGTCGCCGTACAGCGCCCAGAGCAGAGCATTCTGTTGTTGAGTGCGGCCGTTCCCAAGCTCCTCGATGGTGATGCGTACGGTTGCGCAACGGAGTTTTCCGTCGATCAACTCGTAGACGTGCGAGGCGTCGCATCCCTGGAGAACAACGTGCTGCTCCTGGCGCATGGCTACCAGCGGCCTCCGCTTGAAGGTGATCCGCTGCTGCGCGCCTGCTTCGGCTTGAAGGCGAGGCTGAAGAAGCGCTTGCCGTTCTTCTCCTTCACCCATCCGCTCACGTAGTACTCCTGGCCACCGATCTTGGCGGTGCCGGTGTGATCGGGATGGTTCGGTTGCTCTTTGCGCTCGTTGCGAAAGAGCGAGCCGGAGTTGTCTTTGTGCTCGAAGCTCACGCCGCCACCTGCTGCACGATCAGGTTCAGTTCGGCATTGAAGATCTGCACCGCCTTCGCGAGCCGCTCAATGTACGGCTCGTCGCGGTAGACGCGTTTCAGGAATGGCTTGAGACCGGGGCTGTACGCCAGAAAGTCGACCCACTCGCGCTCGGCGATCCAGAGTTGACCCTGCAACTGCGCCTTGTGCTCGCTCGGCACCTCACCGTCTAGCAGTTGCTCGATGTGGACGTGCGGCGCCCGTGTCTTGATCTCCAGCATTCCGTCGGCGCCGATGAGGCTGTCCGGCGACGCGCCAGCGCGCACGGCGTCGTTGCGAATGAAGCCCACCTGCACGGGATCGGTATCCGTGAGCATCGCGTAGAGTGCGCGCGCCTCCGGCTCCTGCTCGTGGCCACGCTCGATGTCAGCGTTCGTGTAGCGAACCATCGGCTTGCCAGTGAGACGCTCACCAGCGAGCCGCATCAGGTAGCTGCGCCGGGTCTTGGCGTCAGCCTTCTCGCGCATGAGGTTCGCGAACTCCGATGCCGTTGGGATGCCGAGCCTCGCCGCGAACCATTCAGGCGAGTTCTGGGCGCAATTTATGATGGTGATCATTTCTGCTTGCCCGCGCTCATCGACTTGATGGCCGCCTCGGCCTTGCCGTAGTCGCTCGCGAGGATCTTCTCCATCGCGTCGACCTTCATGTACGTGAAGAAGCGCTTCTGGGTTACGCCATGCTCGCGAGCCAGGTCGGTGAGCGCGGTCGCTTGGTCGACACTGATGAAAGCCGGCGGAGCACCAGACGTGCGTGCGTCGTCGTCCATTTCCTTGGCGGCGAGACCCAGGATGGCCATCAGCGTGTACCTCTCCAGGTACGTGATGGTGCTGGCGATCTGCTGCAGGGTGTTCTTGCTGCCGCTGTCATCGCGCGGGCCGGCCAGCGTGACCGACTCGCTGTGGCCGAGCTTGTGAGTGATGACGCACTTCACGCTCACGCCGCCGTCGGACTGCGTTGGCTCCCACTTGTGAGAAAGGCCGAACTCGCCCATACGCGCTACCGCGGCGTCCACGACTGCAGCGAGTGACGCATGTCTATACTCTGTCACGCCGTCTCCGATCTTGTGCTTTATGCGGACCAGTCGGTCCTTCTCGATCCGCAGCGAGACCGACTTGAAGGCAGCCATGGCCTCCATGTATGCCTTGCGCGCCTCGTTCGCCTCCCAGCGCTCGTGCAGCGCCATCCACTTTTCCAACTCTTCAGGAGGCGCACCACGAGACGCGGCGACCTGCAGCAGCGCCATGCCGGGCGACCGCTCCTGTTGGATCTGTGCCGGCAATGTCTCGCCCGCCGTTTCGACAACTCCGTTCATGGAAACACCTTTGCTCGTAGGCGCCGGTCAGCGACCAGCGTGTGGTACAGCCACGAGGCTGGCTTGCGACGCGGGCTGCAGATTTCAGGTGGGAATGGAGCGCTGAAGGAGGCACAACGACCCGGGTAAACCAGGTACTGCACGCGGCACCAAAGATCGAGGTCGATCACTTGGTATCCTCCGTGACATAGATCCCAGCGCTGACAACCTCGTCGCCGTGATCGGTGAGTTGATAGATCACCGCCAGGCATTTGATCGCGTCGTACTGGCCGCGACTCATGGTCACGAGTTCTGCGAGCCCGGGCCCGAATTCACGCAGCGCCGCGCCCCACGCGTGAGTGCAGAGCGCCTTCTCATCGCGCACATAGATGTCCAGCTCGACGCGGTAGTGGGTCATCGGCGCCGGCGGCTCTTGGGGATGTGTCGCGCAGCCGGCCAAGCACGCAGTTACGAGAATCAATGCCCAGCGCTTCATTCAATGCGTGCTCCCAGTTCGTTGGAATTCTTGGCGCGGAAGCAGATTCGCCTGCTCCAACATCAGGTGCTGGCGCAGCAGCAGGTCGCACGCGGTGGCTAGCAAGATCCCCACCCTATGTGCATCCCCCTCGCAAAGCAGGGCGCACGACTGGCAAAGCCTCGCGATCTGCAGCGCGTCGTTGATGTTCAAACCCCGGTCAGTGATCTGGCGGGCCATCTCGTCGAACGCCTGGCTGAATGCGTTCTCAAGGCACAGGTCGTGGATGTGCAGCAGCAGATCGGAGGCTCGCTGCAGCGTGGCCTTGTCACCGGGGCGGGGCAGCAAAGTGGCCAGCGCCTTGAGCGTGTTCGCCATCGGGCGAGCGTCGGCGAGCTGGGGCTTGTTGGACATCACGCACCCCCTGCGGAGTTCTGCTGCTCGACGGCACGCTGCAGCCCTTGCTTGATTTGGCGCGCGTACCCGGCTGCGTGGTCGATCTGAGGCGCCAGCGATTGCAGGAAGCGAATCACACGTTCGTGAGCGGCGCGGGCGGCATCCGGGTCGATCTGCTCCTTGACCATGAATACCCGGATGTCCGCGGCCAGCGCAGTGTCAGCGGTGATCTGCAACGAGACCGGCTCACCGTCGACCTGGGGCGAGGCGTACTGCTCGGCCGCCGCCAGGACCGGCTGCACGGCCACTGCGTCGGGTTCTTTGCTGTTGAGCCAGTCGCGGAAGTTCATGAGTGCTCTCCCGCTGCCTTCGCCTCGATGCGCAGGCCATTCAGGATCGCAGTGACAACCGGCTGGTGCTTCTCGATCAGCTCACGCGTTGCGCGCATGGCGGACCGAATCTCAGCGGCATGGTCGTGGCCTTTGCCGAGGTCTACTTCCTGGCCGACGTTCAGCGTTTTCATGTTGCCGTAGTAGAGATCGAGGAATTTCTCGATCTCGGAATGCTTGACCGTGCAGACGTACTCGTCCTCGCGGACCTTGGCGATGACCTTCATGACTGCGCTCCGTGGTCGAGCACGAGCAGGAAGTCCTCAACGACGTCCTGGATGTCCTGCGAAAGCTCGTCCAGCTGCTCCTCAGTGAGGTCGCGATCGCTGGTCATGTACTCGGCCAGGTCGCGGCACTTCGGGTCGTACATCTGGTTGTTGCGCCTGCGATCCGCACCGCCCCGAGTCGCCGCGCTTGCGGAGGGGGCCGCAGGCACTGGAGCGACGGCAGACTCGGGGCGGGTTGGATCGTTGGAACTCGGCGGGATGAACGTTCCATCCCAGTCGCCACCAGGACGGGGGAAGGTGCTGCCGCAGCCGTCGGGACCGTTCCACTTCCAGCCGCGCTCAGTGCGGTACCACCACCCGCCCATGATTGCCGGTGCCTTGGTGCCAATAGGAGCGAGGATCAGACTCGACACCTGGTCCGCAGAGAGTGGTTCGCTGTCGCGAGTGACTTGGCCCTCGGTCGTGTGTCGGCACGAGCCGGGCAGCATCCCGCAACTTGGGCAGCAGGCTGTGAGATTCATGCCAGCACCCCGAGCGCGCCGGAGATTGCAGCCACGCCGACCGCGAAGAGCGCGCAAAGCGCTTTGGCCAGCATCAACTCGGCCTGGGCAGCGCTGGCAGGCTTCGGCCAGCAGCGCAGACGGTCAGAGTCCCAGTCCGCAGTGAGGCTCGTCGGCGTCATGGCCTGAGGCATGCGTATCCGTTTGCCACTCGCCATTGCGAAAGTGCGGATGATCATTGGCGAACTCCGAATTGGACAAACGCCCCGCAGCCCGCTGTATCGATCACCTGTTCGAACCTGTTGTTGAATGGCTTGCCGGCGGTGTAGTGCGAGCCGTGCAGAGCTGAGCAGTAGGGCGCGACTGTCCTATCGACGCGCAGCCCCGGCGCGTAGATGAACTCCAGTACTGCTATCTCTCGTGGACCATCCAGGCCACATGACGCGTCGTGCTTTCGGTCGCACCCGCGCACGATGTCGGTGACATCAGCGTGCATTCCGATCCGCATGATCGTGCCGCTGCCGGCGCAGCCGGTCATTCCGAAGAGCACCAGAACGCACGCGACCAGCATTAGCGCGCGCGTAGTGGCTGTCACCAGATCGATACTGCGCGCGTCGATGCGTCGCACGGCGCGCCAGAAACGGCCAGGCGTGCGCACCCGGCCCGCTACCCATTGTTGGAGCAGGATCATGACTGGACCCTCCCGACCTGACGGGAGAACTGCGCGTCGCGCCGGCGGGCAGAGCTCTCGCGCTGCTCGGCCGCGATTCGAAGCGCTACCTCTTCTCGATGGATCGGGACGTCGGCTGGTGCCGCGACCCCAAGCCGGGCAACACGGCCAGACGTGCCGAGCAGCGTGACGCTGATCTCATCGCCGATATGAACGGTCTCCTCGATCTGCAATTCATGTAGGGACCCGTCCACTTCGATGCCCGCCTGACCGTTTGCCACCACGACCGGTGTCACCTTCATCGTCGGATTGCCAACGGGCCCGATCAGGATGTTGCGTCCGACTTTCCGAGATAGGATGAGCATCGCGGTTCCCTCACTTCGTTCGTTGGAAAACAGGGTGCAAAGGCCAGCCGCGCGAGCTGCGCAAGATGGCAAGGCCTTCGCCGTTGATGGTGCGGTTGAGGTATTGGCGACTGCCGAACGGCACGATCTGAAAGCCACGCGCCTGCGATTCCTTGGCAGCGGCGTAGGGCGTGCGAGGCGCGTCGCGATCCGCCTTACCAGCGGCCAGGATCAACCCGATCGGGTAGGCGAGCCGGCGGCTCATGCGGCACCGCCATCCACGCCCTCAAGGGCGCTGTAGATGTATCCGGCAATGAAGCAGCCGCGCATGAGCCGCATGAGCAGCTCGGCCGAAGCACCGCTGCTGCAGATCTGCCTGCACAGCTCTTTTTCTTCTTCCGGATCGCTGGCTATCCAGTCTTCGAAATCCCGAAGCATCGAGGCTGCTGCCTGTTCTGACAGGGCCGGAGAGTGGGCTGGAGCCGGGTCCGTCATTTGCGTTCCATCAGTGGGGAGTCGATGGAATGAAGATTAGGGGCGCTTATAATAACTGTCAACAGCGCCGCTTATAATTTTACAAAAATCTTTGAGCGAGTGCTCTGGCTACCAGTGTTTCGGGTTGCCTGGTTTGACGGAACGCTGACTACTTTGCAGGGTGCCGCGCGCGACCCAGCTAGTCTTAAGGCCGGGCATGACCATCGAAATGGTCGGGGGAAAGCTCCTCTATTCGAGTTCGACCTTCGTTACGGCCCAATTTCGGCGAGTTCCATTCAGGAAGCAGACGTACTTGCTGCGGATCTGAGCTCCGAATCCGTTCTGTGAGTCAACGTGGCCGAGCACGGCAACCTGAGTCAGTTCAGGATTCGCGCGAACTTCGGTGTCAACGAATCCAGAAAAATCAGCGGTCGACGGTGCCTTGAGCCTCTGGGTTACAGCTGCCTCGCATTGCGCTATTGCCGCAATCGCGTCGCCCGTACTGCCATCGGTACCCGAACCCGAGGCTCCATTGCGTGAGCTCGCCCAAGCGAGCCAGCATCCAGAGACCAAACCGACTATCGCTATAGGCACGGCGCCACCGCCGGTCTTCACCTTCACTCCGCAGTGAGGGCAAGTCTTGGCTTTGCTGCTCACTTCGCGGCCGCATTCCTTGCAGTTGGTGAGTGCCATGGTTACCGCCGATGTTTTATTTTGCTCGCCATGTCCGCCATGGCAAGAATTCGAGCCTTTTCCTCTGGCGGGTAAGTATTCCACACCGCGTCCCATTCCTTGCTACGGGACTCGTCTAGGTTGGCCCCAGGCACGTGAAACACTAGTCCGAGTTGCTGCTCGGGGAGGTCGGTCCTGATCTGCTCTACCTGGATCTTCAACCCGCGAGCGAAGACGCAGCAGGCATAGAAGTTCAGCGGGATCGCCCCGGACAGGTACTGGCTGACGGTGCTCTGGCTCCATTCGTCATGAAGCCCCTCCTGCGTCGGTCGGTCCTTCGCATTGTCCCATAGCTCACGCAGCCGGGCGGCCGCCGCGAGGTCAGCCTCCGTCGGCTTGGCCTTCTTAGAGTCACCCGCAACAGGCTTCTGTGGCCTGGTTTTTTTGGCTGTTTTGGCGCCCATATAAGGGACGCTAATGGATTCTACAGGCCTTTCCCAAAAGCGCCGCTGTTGACCTTTGTAATCAGCGCCGCTTATATTCGCTCCATGAGCGCTATTCAGAAGGCAGTGGATATCGCGGGGAGCCAAGGAAAGCTCGCCGCCGCAGTTGGTGTTAGTCAGGGACGGGTCTCCCAATGGCTGAAGGGAGAGCCCATTCCCACAAAGCACTTCCCAGTCATCTGCAGGGCCACAAACGGCGAGGTCACAGTCGAAGCCTTGCTTGCCGAGCAGCTCTCCAGGCTCCCGATGCCTGAAGTTGCGCGCGACGGCGAGTCGATGAACTGAAAGCTGTATGACATCGTCGGCAGTAGATTGCCCCGGTTTGACCCGCTTCGCCTTTGGCATTGCTGCCATCCCCTCCATCAAAAGCGCGTCCGAGCTGCGCGGTGGCATCCCAGCGCGGCAGGAGCAATTCATTCGTGGATGCGCAGCTCGGGGAGATAGCTGGCAGTCCGCTGATGGTCTTGTTCTGTCCGCGCCCCGAATGTGTGCGAGTCGTTTCCCTGCGACAAGAGCATTCTGTCGCATCGAATGTCAGCACTTTCCGAAGTGCACGGCGCGTTTTGTTGTGAGGGTCTCGGGCGATCATTGTCTTCTTGTTCGCCGCTCAGCTACTTGCTTGCGGCCATCTCGTACGTACTTGCCGCAGTGTGACGCCCGTCTCACCGCCAAGGTTGCACTGCGTCAACGCCGCGACAGCACTGGAAGTGTCTTCCGCCTGACACATCGATTCGGGCTATCCCTCATTTCCAGCGATTTCACGCGCCCACCAGCGGCGCTGATCTGCATCAAGCCCGGCTGCCGCTGGTGCGATCTCTACTTCGCGCGCGGCGGCTGCGACGCGCATCGAGTCAAAGAATCCCGGAGCGGGGGCAACCCCGGCGAGAAGCAGGTGCGTGCAGTCGCCTGTGATCGCGGCATTCACTGCACTAACAGCAGCGCAGCTCTCGGCGGCCTCGGCCGGCAAGGGCAAGGCGTTGGACTGACGGCGGTCCACGACATTGGATCTGGCAACGCGGGAATGACGCGTGACAGTGAGGACAGGCTCTCACCTGCTGGCACACACCGACAACGGCCAGCCCCGTACGCGAGTAAGCGGGACTCATTGATTTGCGATCGGCATCGAGTGGAGGCGGGCGGCACGCCGTGTCGCTACTGCGGCGGGCAGATGTACTGCACGTGCGGCAGGTTTCGCGATGTTGGAGGTGCGGCGTGAGAGGCGTCCTCAACAAGATGCCGCGCGAGGACTGCTGGAACTGCGCCCGCCAGATCCATGGTGTTTCAACAACGTTCTGGCCGGCCAATGAGCGCTACCACCGCGGCGTGCTCACGATCAATGCGCCCGAGGTTTGCATTCCCTGCTTCCACCAGTTGGAGGCCTTCGAGGAAGCCGAGCGAGAGGGCTGGCGGTTCACCAGCATCGACTTCGAGTCGCCGTGTGTGTGCGGTAAGCCCTCGGTGTGCGCGATCCGCGGAAATCATTGTGTGGAGTGCTGGCGGGCCGACCGGATGTTGTCGCGGCTGCAGTCCATGCATCGCCGTACAGCGAAAGTGCTCCGCCTCTTGAAGCAGGAGGTGGCCGGTGCCTGACGCAAGAGCAGTCGAGCGCACGATGGCAGGTCTGCGGCAGGCGCTCTTTGAGACGCTCGAGGACCTGCGTGCTGGGAAGGTCAAGGCCCAAGACGCGACCGCGATCGTGGGCGTGGCCAATGCAGTGCTCAAGACAGTCAGCGTGCAGCTGCAGTTCGAGAAGCTGAAGAACGAGCAGAAGGCGCCGGTCAGATTGGCGGCAATGCCTTTGGTGCCGGATCAATCGATGCGTGCGCCGCAGCTTCGCGCGGTTGGCTCCAACGATGGCGATGCGCCATGACCGTGCGCATCTACCTGCTGACGATCGCGTACTCTTGGGTGCTCGGCATGAGCTTCGAGTTCGCGCGCCTCAATCTTGTTGGAATGTTCTTCTGGGTGGCGGGCTTGAGCGTCTACCTGGTGTGCGTTCTGCACTGGCTGGTCCTGTTAGATCGCCTTGACCACAGCCTGCTGCCGCGGAGCTTCGATGAGGTTCGGTTCCCATCGGTGCCGCCGCGCGAGGGTGAGCAGCCGTGAGCGCTTGGCTGATCCAACTCCTGCTCGTACTCGCTGCGCCGGCTATCACCGTGGCTGCGTACACGCTGCTCTCTACTGACCCGCCGCCTTCAGACAACCAGCCGGAGCAGCTGTGACCGGGCAACAGAAAAATCCGGCAGGGTCGACGCACGCCGCGTGGCGGCTGATGAACGAATCTGTATCCGTGCAGGTTTGCTCGCGTTGGCGGACAAGCTTCCGCGCATTCGTGGAGGACATGGGGCTCAAGCCACCGGGGCACGTGCTCAGCAAGATCAGTCGCTCAGGCGGATATGCGCCAGGAAACTGCATCTGGGTACGTCCTGAAAAGCCTGCACGGGGCGCTCCTCGTCGGCGAATTGAAAAAAATGCTGGCCTACTTTCGCCAGGCCACACTAACCCAGTTCGACAACTCCGAAGTTCCCCGGCAGTTCCGCGGTTTCTGCAGATCCTATTGGCTGAGCGAGATCGCCTGAAAGCGCTCGCCTACCGTTTCATCAAAGACCCCGACGCAGCGGAAGACCTTGTACAGGAAACCATCATCCGGGCATGGCACGCTCGTGAGCAGTTCGCCTCCGGGACCGGTTTGCGGGCATGGCTGAACACCATCCTGCGAAACAAGTACTTCAGCGATCTGCGTCGCGCCAAGTTGGGCGACAAGATCTCATCTGTATTGGCCGCCGATATCGACTACGTGGAGTGCCACGGCGCCAGCGCGGTGGATGCCGAGGTACTGGCCAAGCTCTTTAGAGATCTACCCGAAGGCCAGCGCGAGGTTATCCAGGGCCTGTCCAGCGGGGAATCATACGAAGCCTGCGCCGAGCGTCTGCAGATTGCTGTCGGTACCGTGAAGTCCCGGGCTTGGCGAGCACGAGAGGCGCTGAGCAAATGAGCGCCGACCATCAGAATCATCAGGGGCTGACGCCGGGGCGTGGATCCCGAGCTATATGCCCCGCCCACGAGCGAACCCCCGGCGGCCGGCGCTCCGGCCCCGGGTGCGGCTCGGTCCAACAATCGCAGGGTGGAGGAGCGGTCAATCTCACCGGGCTCATAACCCGGAGCCGAAAGGCAACGTGGGTTCGAATCCCACCCCTGCTACCACTTTCGAGAGCCGTCGGCGTACCAAGCGGGACGGTGCCCCTCATTACACATAGGGGGGCGGCCGTTGTGTCGATCAGCTCGCGGACATTGCGCGCGCCGGCTCTCGATCCTCTTTCACCCCGTTCCGCACGAACAGTCACCGCGCGCAGTAAGCAACGACCCTGCGCTTTCGACCCCAGCGGTGCCGGTTCGCGTGCTTGGCGCTGTCCATTGCGCCCGGGGTTTTTCTCGTGAGTTCGTGGCTGCACTCGCATCGAGGCGACCGCTCGGTGCTGCCGCTGGCGGACCGGCACTACAACCGACAGAAGGTTGGCTCGCCTCAGTTCGTGCCCCCGGGCCGCTGCCTTGTTCTCAAGACTCCATGCCTACGTGCCTGCTGGGTTACCTCGTGGCCATACGCTGAGTACGTGCTGCACCAGTGGCGCGGCGCATGGGTCAACAGCTTCTTTCGAAACGAAGGCGCTGGCTTGTCCTCGGAACTGATCCGTGCAGCTGTGGCCGAGACGGTTGCACATTGGCCACGGCCTCCAGAGCTCGGCATGGTCACCTTCGTGGACGCCTCCAAAGTGCGGCGCAAGCGTGATCCCGGTAGGTGCTATCTGCGGGCTGGTTTCAAGCACGTTGGGTTCACAAAAGCGGGGCTGCACGTGCTGCAGATGCTGCCCGATCAGATGCCCACCGCTGAGATCTATGTGACACCGCTGCAGCATCAACGGGCGCTGTTCGCATGAGTGCCGCTGCCGAGATCCGCAGGCCTGCGCTTCGCTACCACGGTGGCAAGTGGCGACTCGCGCCATGGATCATCTCTCACTTCCCGTCACACCGCGTATACGTCGAGCCATACGGCGGGGCCGCGTCCGTGCTCTTGCGCAAGCCTCGAGGTAAGGCCGAGATCTACAACGATCTCGACGGCGAGGTGGTGAACCTATTCCAGGTGGTGCGCGACCGTGGCGCCGAGCTCGTCGCAGCAATCGAGCTCACGCCGTACGCTCGCGATGAGTTCTATCTGTCGTTCATCCACAGCGACGATCCGCTCGAGCGCGCCCGGCGCCTGGTGCTTCGTTCATTTGCGGGCTATGGCGGGAACCTCACCAAGCCGAACCGCGACGGCACGCCGCAGCGAACGGGCTTCCGCACGTACTGCGGCACAGGTCGCGGCCGGAGCACCTGCGGCGACTGGCGAGCACTGCCTGCGGAGGTGCGGAAGATCATCGAGCGCATGCAGGGCGTTTGCATCGAGCACCGCGACGCGCTCCGTGTGATGCACGACCACGACTCGCCCAGCACGCTGCACTACGTGGATCCACCGTATGTGCACGCCACGCGCGGCATGGATTCCGGCGGGTCGCACCGCGGGTATCGCTTCGAGATGACGGACGATCAGCACCGCGAGCTCGCGCACGTGCTGAGATCGCTGAAGGGCATGGTAGTACTGTCCGGCTATCAGTCCGATCTCTATACGCAGTTGTATTCAGGCTGGGTGCGGCTGGACCACCGTTCACACGCTGACGGCGCGCGGCCGCGGATCGAGTCGATTTGGCTGAATCCGGCCAGTGCTGAAGCTCGTCCGCAGCAATCGTTGTTGGATTCCATAGAGCGAGGGCAGGGCACGTGAGCATCACCATGGAAGCGATCGCCACGAAAGTGCGCCGCCGCAGGCTCGGGCTGAGCGACACACAAGGCCAGCTGCTCGATCTGCTCTCACGGGGCACGCAGAACAAGCAACTCGTGCGCGAGCTCGGCGTCACGCCAGCAGCAGTGAAAGCTCGCAAGCGTGACCTGCGGCTGAAGCTAGGTGCAAAGAACGCTTTCCAGACCGCAGTCATCGCGGCCAAGCAAGGGCTGGTATGAGGCGGCTGCCTGTTGAGAACCCTGGTCTCCCCTACTGCCCGAGCATATGGAGCCACTTTCACGAGGTGTCAGCATGAGCACTACCCCCTCAACTGCGCCGGCGCTGCTCGACGCGGCACTCCAGACCCTCGCCAAACGCGGCACGGACTACGACCAGCCCCATGGCGAGCGCTCGATGGCCCACTGCGTGCGGATCTTCAATGCCATCACTGGGCAGCAGATGAGCGAGCGCGATGGCTGGCTGTTCATGGTGGCGCTGAAGCTCGCGCGCTCGCAGAAGGGCGCACCCAAGGCTGACACCTACCTCGACGGGGCCGCGTACTTCGCGCTGTTCGGCGAGTGCGAGATCCAGTCAGCCGATCTGGCGGAACTCAACCAGTCATTGGGACTCGCGCCATGAAGATCAGCGTGCTGGATCACGGCTACGTTGAATTCATCGAGGCATGGGGCCATGGCAAAGATGGCGATCAGCCTTTCGAAGGCGAGGACGACAACGAGCGCGGCATCATCGAGGCGGCGCGCCAGTCGACACAGGGAAGCTTCCGTGGCTGGGACCAGGACGCGCGGCTGCTGAAGTATCTCTACGAGCACAAGCACGCCACGCCCTTCGAGTTCGCCGGCATGGTGATCGAGGTGCAGGCGCCGCTGTTCGTGTTCCGTGAGTGGCATCGCCACCGCACGCAAAGCTACAACGAGATGTCGGCACGCTACTCCCCGATGCCGGACGTCAATTACCGTCCTGAGCCAGATCGCTGCATCGTCGTGCCGGGTGCGAACAAGCAGGCAGCGGGTATCGCAGAACGAGTGCCGACGCATGCCGAAGTGTTCGATTGGTTGGAGAACTATTTAGACCCAGCGTACACAGCGGGCCAGCGCGCTTACTCGCGCGGATTGGAGATCGGCATCCCCAAGGAGATCGCGCGAATCCCGGTCGCCGTTGGGCGGTACACGCGCATGCGCGCCTCGGCCAACCTGCGCAACTGGCTGGCGTTCCTTACGCTGCGCATGGATCCAGCCGCTCAGCTGGAGATCCGCCGCTTTGCTGAGGCTGTCGGACAAATCGTGGCCGCCCAGTTTCCACGCACGTGGGCGCTGTTTGAGGCAGGCCGGCAATGAGCGCCCAACTCCAAGACGCTCTCGTGCTGGCTGCAGACCTGGCGGCGCAACCCAACACCGATGCCGAGCTGGAGACCGCCATCACCGTGACTGGTTTGCACCTCGATGTAGCAGAGGCGAATCTGAAGGCCATCCGCGGCACCTGCAGCCTGGCTGAGTACAACGCTGCACAGCGCGAGTTCGAGGCCGTCAACGATCGCTACCAGGACCTGCTGCGGCAGGCGGGAAGGGCCTGATGGATCGAGCTGCCACCAGGGCGATTCAGCGAGCGTTCGCCAAAGTAGTTAGCGACCGCGATGCGGGTGAGTCCCTGTTTGACGCCATCTTCGAACAAGCCGGGACAGTCTATTTCCTTCAAGCCGGCGCCTTCATAAAGATTGGCTTTACCCGCTGGAGCGTCGAGAGACGCATAGCTCAGCTCAGCACTGGTTGTCCCTACCAGATCTATCTGCTCCTTGAGGTGGTTGGCAGCTCGTCTCTTGAAGCCGAGTACCACAGGCGACTGGCTAAACATCGCGCGCGCGGCGAATGGTTCCATGCATCCACTGAAGTACTCGAGTTCATCCTCAGCCTCGCGCGCCCTGCCGCGGAGTCAGCAACATGAAATTCCATCCGTACGCTGAGATCTTCCCGCTCATCGACGACGCTGACTTTGATCAGCTTGTCGAGGACATCAAGGCGCACGGTCTTCGCGAGCCCATATGGACTTTCGAAGGGCAGATCCTGGACGGCCGCAATCGCTTTATGGCGTGTGCAGCCGCAAAGGTGAAGCCACAGTTCCGTGAGTACACGGGCGGCGATGCGCTTGCGTTCGTGCTTTCCCTGAACGTGCATCGCCGGCACCTGACGGAAAGCCAGCGTGCAATGGCAGCTGCTGAGGTGGCCAAGCTTTCCCGCGGCAGGCCATCTCAAGCTAATGAATCCAATGGAGAAAAAAATAGGTCCCCGGACCTAATTACCCAGACAGAGGCTGCAGAAAGGATGCATGTCAGCCCTAGCTCAGTGAAGCGTGCGAAGCAGGTTCTGGAGAAGGGCAGCAAGGAACTGCAGCGTGCAGTGAAGAGCGGCGAATTGCCAGTAAAGAAGGCTGCCGCGGTGGTTGACCTGCCAAAGTCAGAGCAGCTCAAGGCCGCGAAGCAGGCACTGCCGCCGAGACAGCCGGAAGCGCTGGCTCCCCAGGTTGAGGATGCGGACGAGCCCGAGCGTCCCGACGACATAGACGAGGACGCTGCGCTGGCCGCCGCCGAGCAGGAGTTCCTCGCCTCGGCTCAGCGAGCCCTGGGCACTGATGCGGTTACAGAGATAAAGCGGCTCGCGGCCGAACTCGCGACCGTGAAGACGTCTCGTGACAGCTTCATGAACGGAAAGGCGGCTATCACCAAGCTCCTGCAGGAGGAGCAGCGCAAGGTCGCCAAGCTCGAGCGCAAGCTCAAGGAGGCACTCGCCGAGAACGACAAGCTGCGCGAGCGCATCGCGATCATGGAGGCTGCGTAGCATGGGTGTCGGACTCTTCGGCTGGCAGCCTTCCGATGTCTCGATGCCGGAGCCGCGTGCATGTCAGACGCGCGCCATCGAGCAGCTGCGTGCAGGCCTGCGCGCCGGGCACAAGCAGCAGGTCCTCGTGATGCCCACGGGCAGCGGAAAGACCGTGACAGCGATGATGCTGATCAACGAGTCGCTGAAGAAGGGCAAGCGCGCCACCTTCGTGTGCGACCGCACGGCACTGATCAACCAGACCAGTGTGGTGGCCGACTCGCTGGGCCTAACCTGCCACGCGATCGTGCAGGCCAATCATCCTCGGCGTGACAACTCTCTCCCGTTCCAGATCGCCAGCATCCAAACCATCCAGGCACGCGGCTACTGGCCCGAGTCCGACCTGGTGGTGATGGACGAATGCCACACCGTTTACTCGGCTGCGGCTGAGTTGCTGGAGAAAGGTACGGTACCGGTGCTCGGCCTGACAGCGACGCCATGCACCAAGGGCCTGGGCCGGCTCTACAAGAACGTCGTGAATGCGGCCACGATGGATGAACTGACCCGGGACGGGATTCTCGTGCCGCTGCGCGTGCTGACGTGCGTCACGCCCGACATGGCTGGCGCGAAGACTTCGGGTGGCGAGTGGACTGCGAAGGCCGCATCGGAGCGCGAACTCACGATCGTCGGTGATGTGGTTGCTGAGTGGATCTCGCACGGCGAGAACCGGAAGACGATCGCCTTCGGCGCCGACATCGCGTACTGCGACGAGCTCGTGCGACGCTTCAACGAGGCAGGCGTCAACGCTGCCTGCTACACATCAGAGACGCCTGACACGGAGCGTATCGAGCTGGTGCGCGAGTTCAGCAAGCCAGACTCCGCCATTCGCATCTTGGTATCCGTCGCCGCGCTGGCAAAGGGCTTCGACGTCCGCGACGTCGGCTGCATCATCGATGCGCGGCCGCTGCGAAAGTCGCTATCCGAATTCATCCAGATGGTCGGGCGAGGGCTGCGCTGCTCCCCTGAGACCGGCAAAACCGATTGCCTGCTGCTGTGTCACAGCGGCAACTCGCTGCGCTTCCATGATGACTTCGTGGACGTCTACTTCAATGGCTTCGGCGAGCTGTCGACGGCCGAGAAGATGGATGCGAAGGCGAGGGAGGAGCCCGAGTTCGAGCCGCTCGGTTGCCCGCAGTGCAAGCGCAAGCCGTTCCGCAAGCGCTGCATCGCATGCGGCTTCGAGAAGCCGAGCCAGAGCCTGGTCGACTCCACACCCGGCCAGATGCAAGAGATCTTCATCGGCAAGAACAAGGCCGCATCGAGCGAGGCCGACATGTGGGCACAACTGTGCTCATACGCTCGGATGAACCTGCGGAGCGACAAGAAGGCAGGCTGGTGCTGGCACAAGTACCAGGAGCTCGTCGGCAAGAAGCCACCGCGCCATTTTTCTTTCGACAACGCGCCTCAGGTGACCGTCAGTCCCGCGCTGATCGGCAAGCTCAAGAGCATGCGCATCGCCTTCCAGCGGGGGCGCGCTGCGTGACGCTCGAAGACGCCATCATCGCGGCCGGCATGACACCGCCCAGGACGTTCACGCCGGGCCGTTGGCTGCGCTTCCCCGGTGTGGGCAAGGGGCGTTCGAATCGCTCTGGCTGGTGCCGCGTGATCACGCCCACGCTGGCGATCTTCGGCGACTGGTCGAGCGGATTGTCAACGGTCTGGAAGGACGATCAATACATCGACGATGAGCGATCACGTAAGGCGCTTGCAGCCGAGTTGGAGCGCGAGCGTCGGTTCGCCGCGGAGCAGCGTGCCAAACAGGCCACGGTGGCCGTCAAGGCTCGCGAGATGATCGATGGTGCAGAGATATCGACGCATCCATATCTCGCGCGCAAGGGCTTTCCATCGCTTCAAGGACTGACTCTGCACGGCAAGCTGCTCGTGCCGATCATGGACTTTGATCGCTATCCGGAGGTCATCAACGCGCAGCTCGTGGACGACAGCGGCCGCAAGCTCTTCCTGAAGGGCGGCCGAGCTAAGTGCGGCGTTCATCGCCTGGGTGTGCCACACACGAAGGCTCGCCGCATTGCCCTTTGCGAGGGCTATGCCACAGGTCTCAGTGTCGAGGCCGCGCTCCGCATGCTTCCGGGCCCGAATTGCATCCTGGTGTGCTTCAGCGCTGACAACCTGGAGCGGATCGCCGCGAAGCTGCCGCGGGACTGTGGCGCCATCGTGTGCGCTGACAACGACCATCCAAACAAGATCACAGGACTCAAGGCCGGCGAGGAAGCTGCGAAGCGCACTGGCTTCGCTTGGGTAATGCCCGAGGAGCTCGGCACTGACTTCAACGATCTGCATGCGGCGCGCGGCATTCGTGCCGTCGTCGAGGCCTTGAGGCGAGCCTGATGCCTCACGCGCCCTCGACATGGCGCGATATCAAATCTGTCGGTTCGCTGGGGCTATCGGGTGTCCCTGGGGCGAACCAAAGAAAAGCCAGGGTATCCCGTGTGGGTCCGATGGGAGCAGACCGTCTCGAAGGGCCGCTCAACTTCAAAAGTCGAATTTCGACTGCTGGGGGTTGGGGGGTCTTTTCGGGACACTCCGAAAGCAGTGCTTCAGATCAGAGATGACCTAGATGAGTACGTCTCTTAAGACGGAGACGCAGATTTTCAAAGCTCCAAAGAATTGGAGAGAGATCAGATCCGATGAAGGCGAAACGCTCTACTACGAACGACTCTGCCGCAGGTATTGGGTTCGGTTCGAGTGCGGCGAGTGGTGGGCGTACTACAGCGCCGAGGCTGGCGGATTCGGGGATGGTCTCGCCATTGGGAAGTTCGAGAAACCTGCGCAGGCGCTCAAGGCCTGCCGCGACCACATGTACGAGCACGGGCTAGATTATTTCGTTCCAACGTAAACCACCGCTGTTATAGCTGGAGTTCCAACGATGTCAGACCAATCCATCGAAGCCGAGATCCAAGCCAAGGGGCAGGAAGAGCAATCAGCTGACTTTGCTCGCATCACTCGCATCGCCAAGGTCTGCCACGAGATCAACCGGGCGTACTGCGCAGCGCTTGGCGATCTCTCGCAGCCGGCATGGGAAGACGCACCCCAATGGCAGCGGGACAGCGCCATCAACGGCGTGCGGTTCCACATCCAAAACCCTGGCGCAGGCCCAGATCACTCCCACAACGCGTGGCTCGAAGAGAAGCGCGCAGCTGGTTGGAAGTACGGGCCGGTAAAGGATCCGGAAGCCAAGGAGCATCCATGCTTCGTGCCTTACGACCAACTGCCGCGTGAGCAGCAGGCGAAAGATTACTTGTTCCGCGCGACTGTGCATCAGCTCTCTCTCTGAACCACAACCACCCACGTCCGCACCGGAGTTCCAACGATGTCCCTGAAGCCCACAACGCTGTTGCTAGCCTTTCTGCTCGCTCTCTGCTCGATCGCCACCGCTGAGCTGCCTCTCGATGACACGCCGACCGAAGGCAACATCTACGAGTGCAAGCCGCAGCACTACTACCCGCCGTGCCGACTCATCGGCACCAGAGACGAAGACGCGACCGATGAAGACAGCCTCGCCGAGGTGCTTGCGGCGATCAGAGCGGCACGCACGCGCGTCGAGACGCCAATCTTGAGCCTGGATGGCAGCGGTCCGATCGAGGCCTGTGGCAACAGCCACGGCATGTCCGCGTGTTGCCGTGTGGTCGCGACGATCGGCGACACCATATACGTCGAGTGCGGCTGACCCTGTATCCACACTTCCCCAAATCAGAACCGGAGTTCCAATAAATGTCGAGCGAGCTTTCATTGACCAACAAGACAGCAGAGCTGTCGAAGCGCTACACCGGATCGCTGATGCGCAGCGAGGACGGTGAAGGCGAGGAAGGCGGCGACGCCGGCAGCTTCGAGCCAGGCCGCAAGTACCGTTACAGCAAGATCAAGGTGGGCGAGCGCTTCGTGGCCGCGATCAGCAAGCATCCTGGCCTGTGGCAGATGCTGTTCAACTTTGGCCCCAACAACCGCCCGCTCGAGCCGGCGAGCGAGGTCATCGGGCCCATCGCCATCAAGGGCAAGTTCACCAGCCCGAAGGCGTCGCTGGCGTGGGGCATCTCGAACAAGATCGAACTGATCAACGCACGTATCACGAACGTGAAACTTCAGGCGGTCGGCACCGAGTGCCACCTGAGCTTCCACATGCAGGCCGTCTTCCCGGAGACGATCGACAGCGTGAAGCTCGAAAAGCACGGCGGGCAGCAGCTCAAGATCACGTGCCGTTTCGCCGAGATTGAAGAAGGCGATGACGACGAGGACGCCGACCAGGTTGACTTCGTGGACGAGCAGAACGATCAAGAGGGGTCCGAGGACGCGAGCCAGCCGACTCGACCGGGCCCTGGTATGCCGGCTGGGGCGCGTCACTGAGCCATGGCGCGCACGGTGCACATCACTAGCCAGCAGGCCGTGCAGATGGGCCTGCTGGCGCCCGACGCAGCGAAGCGCTCGGTGTCAAAGGAAGACATCTTCGCGACTCAATGCGAGACCCATCGGCTGCCGCAATTCGTTCGGCAGCTTCGCTTCGCTCAGCGAATCGGCCGGCAATGGCAGTTCGACTTCGCGTTCCCGCGCTTCATGTTGGCCGCTGAGGTCGAGGGGCTCGTCGTGCGACAGCTATGGGACAAGCCTGTGGGCGGCAAACGTGTGCAGGTGGTGTATGGGCGGCACGCAACGATCAGCGGTTTCCTCGAAGACTGCGTGAAGTACAACACCGCGGCGATGCTCGGCTGGACTGTGCTGCGCTTCGGTCAGCAACAGGTCAAGAGCGGTGAGGCGATCGAGATGACCATGAACGTGCTGGCGGCCAGAGGTTGGCAGGCATGAGCGAGTACTTCTTCGACCGAGCCTGCCCACCGTACGCATGGCGCCGAGAGGACACGCCGTATGCGCTCGCGGAGATGCGATACCAGGCTGCAGTGATCTATCGAGGCACGAAGGTCATTGGCATCCAAACCGAGAGGCGCCACACCTTCCGCCGCAACCTTCGCTGCTGGCTGCTGCGCCGCTGGCGTGACTGGCAGCGCCCGGTGGTCCATTCATACCCTCAAATCCAGGAGTAACAACGATGTGGCCATTCGACATCGCAAGGAAGAGACGCGAGCGTGAGGCAGCTGAAGCGAAGCGCCGGGAAGAGATTGCTCGGGCAGAGCGTGAGACGGATTCCCATCGGCGGCGCCGTGAAACCGATTCTCTGCGTTCCAGCTTCGACAGCAACTTCCCGCTGTTCCAGAGCATCCTCTCCAGCCCGCGGAGTGACTGCCCGCACTCGGACATCGCTGCATCACCCAGCTGCAAAGGCAACTCTTGCTCTGGCTCGCAGAGCTGCTCGGGCAGCAGTAGCAGCTGCAGCAGCAGTTCGTCGTGCGGTGGCGGCGGAGGTGGTGATTGATCATCCAGACCAAGGCCACAAGCGGCCGCGCTCGCAAGACCGCCCCGATCCAGCAGCGCGTAGCGGCTCAGCTCGAGCAGCAGCGCAGGGCCCGCATCGAGGCTTGCCATCACAATTTCGTGCGCGGCAAGTGCACGCGCTGCGGGACGAAGCCATGAGCGTCATCGCTCCCCAGTATCGACGCCGGACGAAGCTTGTCCGCGACCAGCGCGCTGACCGACGTGCTGCGCGCAATGCCGAGCGAAGCGCACGCCGATCAGCCTGCGACCACGATTTCCAGAAGCATCCGAGCAATGCCGCGATCTCGGTATGCAGCAAGTGCGGCGAACCTCGGAGGCAATGAGATGCGATCGACCGACAAAATCAACTTGCAAGGGCTGCTGTTAGTCGCTGCTGTTCTGGTGGCCATTGGCCTGCTGCTGAAGCCGGGGCGCGCTGGCAGTGCGGAGTCTGCGCCGTGGCAGCCGCCGGAGTTTCGGTGCTTCCCCCCGATCAGTGACTACGACCACGCCTATCGCATCCAAGATGCCGTAGCGGCTATCGTTTGGTGGTGCGATATGCCGGACGGCCTCTACACATTCTGGGTGGCTGGCACGGTGCCCGGGGGCATCACACCAAAGACCCAGGCAGACGCGCTGCTTGAGATCGCGGGCAAGGATCCCGCTGAGCTCATCAAGCGTGTCGTGGTGAGAGAGCCAACCCCGAGTGAGATGGAGCTCGCGACGCAGATACAGCTGTCGCACGCGCCGCGCTGCTACGTCACAGGGACAGCGGCGACCGCCGCGGTGCTCACCGCAAATGCACAGGGCACGATCTCCGCGGCCAAGCTCGACACCCAGGGCGTGACGGTGCGCGTGCCAGTGGGTGTTCCGGTGGCCTGCTGGGATCGCTTGGCGAAGGAGACCGCCAAACGTTACTGCAGCGCTGAGACGCTGACCGACACCAAGGGCAGGCGCGTGGAGCCAGAGACGTGGGTCCCGTGCAAGATAGAGCGGGCGCCGGCAGCGGGGTGGCCACCGTGAGCCGTCGTCTACAACAGTACGTCGATCTCGCTGCCGAGGGATTCACGCACCGCGCGATCGCTGAGCGCCTTGGCGTCAGCCACTCAAGCGTTTCGAAAGCGCTGGCGCGCGCGGGAGTCACCTCGAAGCATAGGGCTCCTCCGGCGAACAAGGTTCAGCCGAGCAAAGAACTGCTCGAGCAGTGGCGAGTAAAGCTGTCTACTCGTGAGGTCACCAGGCTGGAGATGGCTGCTCACTTCGGCGTAAGCACTTCGACCGTGTGTCGCTGGATCGAGCCTGTGGGCGCCAAGTCAGGGCCGCGGCCGGGGTCGCCAGGAATGAAGTCGACGGCGTATATCCGCAAACCGCCGAGCGATTCCGAAGTGCGCAGCCAGCAAAGGCGCGACCGCGAGGCGAAGAAGCGGGCGGCTTTGTTGGCGGAGATGGGAGCGCAGCGCTGATGCAGCACACCGTGGACGCCGACCGCCTTCGATACCTGCGCATAGTGATCGAGGCGTACGTGCGCTGGCGCGAAGACGTCGACCACCTTGGCTATGTGCAGTTCGCGCAGGTGGTCGGCATGCCGCAGGTTATCGAGCAGCGACGGGTGGTCGACCTGTCTGAGGACGAGTTCACCATAGTCGACCGCGCCTTCGCCGCGATGGATCCGCGAGACCGCGACCTTATCGAGGTCGAGTACACACGCGAGTGCCACCCCAAGGAGAAGGCTGCCGACTGCGGGTACGTCGGCGACAACGTGGCAGCGGCGATCGCTTGGTATCGACGGGACCTTCTGCAGGCGGAGTCACGGATGTATCTGGCACTGCAGCCGTACATCGACGAGTGGGAGCTAGCGAAACCAATGAGGAGACGAAGCGGTTGAGCATTCACAAGATCCGCGGCGCCCGGAGCTACCTTTACTTCGTGCTACGGGAGCCGATCGAAGACATCGTACCTGTGCGGATTGGCGCCGCCCTGTCTCCTCTGCAGGCAGCTACCGACGCAGTGCGCGGTTGCCGAAAGTCCGAGCTCCGCGTGCTCGGCTACGCTGCGATCGGCAGTCATGGCCGAGCAACCCTCGCGCTTGAGGAGTTGCGAGAGCGAATGTCCTCTTGGTCTGCGCGCGACGGCTGGGTTTCTGTGCCAAGCGCAGAGGGCCGATGGTTCCGGCGAAGCTTCAAAACATCCGTCGATCGTCACAGTTCAATCGACGGCAAGAATCCGATATACCATGTTGATCTGCTGGCATATTTCGGAAAGCCAGGAAAGGTCGAGTTCACACACTCGCCACGCTGTAACACCCGTTGACACCCATGGACACCAACCTACGCCAGTGGACACTATTTGACTCAAACCAATCACTTGCATAATCTTTCGTGCGCTGGTTCTGTGCCCGAAGGGAAACCGGGCTCCAAGTGAGATAAGAAGATCACCCATCCAGGAGGGGCGCCCATGTAGCCTCAATCCGGGAGTATCATCAAAACGAGGCTCGCCATTCGGCGGGCCTTTCGCGTTTCTGGAGCCATCGAATGCCGCGGCAGCTGAAAAGCACAGGCCAGGCACTCGATCTGCTCTTCGCTCTAACGTTCGACGACGACAACACGACGCTGAAGGAATTCGTTGACCCGGACGTCAACGACGGGATGGTGGTCGATGCCGGGGTGACCTTCGGCACGACGACTTTCAAGGGTCAGACCCGTGGCTGGTTCCAGACCACAGCCGACGGGGCCTTCGATTTCGAAGGCATCAGCTTCACCTCTCCCGATCAGGCGGTGGGGCCGGCCAGTAGCAACGTATCGATCGTCATGCTGTGCGCCGGCAGCGGCACCGGCAACAACAACAAGTTCTGGATCAGCTTCAACGGCGATGTGCATGGCCTGGGCACCGATGGTGCAGGCAAGGCGCATATCACCTTTGGCGGTACCGGCTGCTCGGGCACCACGACCATTCCCACGGATGGCACCACGAAGTTCTTCGTGGCTGGCAACTGGTCGGGCCCCAGCGGCACGGAGGACGGCGAGATCTACTACGCGGCCGAGGCGAGCAGCGACGTCGCTCTGGAGAACACCGAGGACATCGGCAGCTTCGGCTCTGATGTCCCGCTGACGCACATCGGAGGGCCGCCAGGAAACGGCAACCTGCCGTTCAAGTGCATCGCCATCTACATGTTCGATGGCCTGCGCACGCTTTCGCAGCTGCAGGCGCTGTTCGATGACGACCTGGACGAGCTCTTCGGCGAGGCTGAGCCGGGCACGATCGCCGACACTGCTGCGCGCTTCAGCGGTGGCGCCAGCAACTCCAACCCGGACGCGAGCATCGGCGGAGCGGAGTCATCCAGAGCCATCCTGACCGGTACCGGCCTCGACGGCGTTCGTAACAATCTGTTCGATCCGATTACCCCGGCGCAGGCGAGCTCAGGGCACACCGATTATCGGTGCTTCTATCTGCACGGCGATCCGGATGGTGACCTGGCCACGGTCACGCTCTGGATCCACGCGAACGCGGCCAACGCGAACACGACTTTCGCGATTGGGCTCGACCCGGCAGGAGTGGGCGGCACCGCAGCGACTCCGGCGAACGAGACCACAGCCCCCGCGGGCGTGACCTTCTCGACGCCGAGCTCGGGGAGTCCTCTGAGCGTCAGCGGCACGCTGACCGCCAACAGCAAGCAGGCTGTGTGGATCCGCCGCACGGTGACTGCTGGCGCAGCTTTCACCGCGCTCGACAGCCTCACTATCCGCGCGAGCGACGGCTCGGGCACGAAGGACTTCGTGTTCCAGCACTGCATCCAGGCCACGGAGGCGCGCACATGGACTGCGATCGGCACCAACACGATGGCCGATCAAGATCCTTGCCCGGGTAATGGATGCTCCTTCTCGGGGAGCGGTGGCCAAGACGCGGTGATGACTGCTTTCAATGGCGGCGTCCTGCGTCAGACGGACACTGCCATAGACCTGCTGGTGTGGGGCGGGGGACACGGCGACTACGCCGGCAACGAGGTCTACCGCTTCAACGTGCTCACGAAGCTGTGGGCAGCCCTCACATCGCCAAGCACCCCGACCGGCGGGAGCGAGGCGAGCGGTAAGTATGGCGACGGGTTGCCAAGATCGACTCACACCTACAGCTATCTCGAGTACGACCGTGACAACGACGGCATGTTCGTCGCGGCAATCCCTGTCACGTTCCCAAACGCGCAGACGAGCACGCAGGCGTTTCGCTTCAACAGCAGCGATAACACCTGGGACACCACTCTGCCGGCTGGTGGCCCGGCCAACCCGATCGGCGGCAGTGTTGGCGGCGGGGACGAGGGCGTTACCTGCTATGTGACTGGCAGGCACCAGATCTGGTACCAGCCCGCGAGCTCGCGCGACAACTGGGCGCTGTACAACACGCTCACCGACACGTGGGGCGATTACCAGGGCGGCAGCGGCACGCATCGTAGCGTCGTGGTTGCCTGCTACGACTCACGCCGGCACAAGGTGTACGGGCTCGGCGGGCAGGGCAGCAGCAACATCATCGTTTGGGATCTGCACGCGGGCGGCAACCACAGCACCCAGGCGACGACCGGCGCCAACGCTGCAACGATCACCGCGGCTACTACGCTCGGCGCCGTGTACGACGAGCTGCTCGATGCCGTGATCTCATGGAATGGTGGGCAGACGCTGCACGTCCTTAACCTTTCGACCTTCGCATGGACGACGCTGACGGTGAGCGGCGCCACGCCGAGCAGCCCCAAGGCGAACGGAACCTACGGGCGATTCCGTTGGATCCGGCCTTGCTCAACGTATCCGGCGGGCGGATACATCGTCGTCAACGACAACAACGAGCAGGTCTACCTGTTCGCCGCTGAGTCGGCTGGCACGGTCACCGCAGCCGCGGCTGGAATCGGTCCTGGAGTCGGACAGTGCGTCGGCCGACTGTTGCTCAACGCGGCCGCCATGGGCATCGGCTCGAGCTCGGTTCATGCCGCAGGCTCGCAGCTAGCATCTGGCATTGCTCAAGCGTGTGGCATGGGCATCGGTGCCGAGACGGCCGTGCTGCTGGTATCTGGTACCGCCAACGCTGCAGGGGCCGGCGTCGGGCAGATTCAGGCCAGCGCGATCGTGAATGCGATCGCCCAGGGCATCTCGGCATCGAGCGCGCACACACTGTCTGCTGCCTTGGTGGCAGCGATCGCACAAGCCTGCGGTACGTCGGCCGGGGCTTTCTCTCAGCTGCAGGGACTGCTGGTAACTGGTGCGGCCCAAGGGATCGGCATTGGCATCGGTACGGGATTCGCCGCCGAGCTCCTCGCCGGGTCTGCTCATGGGGCAGCTGTTGGAGCTGCTCACGCTCGAGAGGCGGTGGTCATCAGCGCCGCAGCTCAAGCGGTATCCGCAAGCCAATCCGCGGGCGCGCCAATGCTGCTCACGAAAGCGGATGCGCAGGCCATTGCAATTGCGGCCGGGCTCTTCTCGCAGACCACAAGCGGCATTGTGTCTGGCGCCGCGATCGGCATCAGCGACGGCATTGGCGCTGGAACCGCAGCTCTGGTGATTCAGGCGCGCGCGGACGCAGATGCCATCGGCATCGCCAACGCGCTGGCCGCACAACTGCTCAAAGCCGAGGCGCAAGGGTGCGGCATTGGCACTGGCATCCCTGCAGCAGCCTTGGTCTTGGGAGCGAGCGCTGAAGCAGTTGCCGAATCGATCGGGGTCGTGCTCGCCCAATCTGGAAGCCAGGTGTTGCAAGCGGTGCGCGTGATCTACGTGAGCCGCGAGTCGCGCACGATCATCGTGCCGAGAGATCGCAGTCAGAAACTCAACTGAGGTAGAGATCCATGTTGTTTGGAGCGACATTTCGAAACGACCTGGCGCTGCTGATCTTCAACGCCACGGCGATCGCTAACATTGCGGACAATGCCGCCAGCTCACCACTGACCAACCTGCAGGTTGGGCTGCACAGCGCGTACGTCGACGCGAGCGGCAATCAGACCACGAACGAGATCAGCTACACGGGTTACGCGCGCGTGGCCGTACCTCGCACCAACGGTGGCTGGACCGTCAGCGGTAACTTGATCGTGCCGGTGTCAACCATCGCATTCGGCGCATGTACCGCCGGAAGCGCGACTGCAATGTTCGCCACGGTGGGCACGGCTGCGAGCGGCACCGGGAAAGTGCTAGCACGCGCGGCCATCGGCGGTGCACCGCAGATCGTCAGTGCGGCGACCAGCGACACGCTGACCGCATTCGCACATGGCTTGGCGGTCGACGATCGGTTGGTCTTCTACCCTGGTTACAATGTCACGATGCCCGCCGGAATCACGGAGGGTACGGTCTACTTCGTGAAGACCGCACCTGATGCGAACACGCTGACCATCGCGGCGACCTCGGGGGGCACCACCATCGACGTAACCGCGGCCGCAGGCTGCATCATGCAGCGGGTGACCCCGCTGGTGATCACCAGCTCCCCGCAAGTCACCCCGCAGCTGACCACCAGCACGGCGTTCCGCATCTTCTGATGGCCGACTGCATCGAGGTTCCAAAGCGCTGCCAGTCAGCTGGGGCGCGCAAGCCCATCGTGTTGGATTACACGGTAAGGCTGCAGAACCTTTGGACGCCCGGTGAAGTTCGGCAGGTAGACGAAGCGTTTCGACCCAGGCGCGCCACGGGCTTCCAGTACAAGACCACCAACTCGGGGCAGGCAGGCGCTACAGAGCCCAGGTGGCGCAATCCGGAAACGGCTGGCCGTACCTACCAGGACGGCTCGCTGAGTGTTGTGGCAGAGGCGATCAGCAACACGTCCCTGGCCAACACGATCGCTTCATCGACCTGGACCGGCCCCGATGGAATCACCATCGACGGCGAGGGTATTCACAACACGGGCGGGGAGCAGAAGACGTTCTGCTATGTCGAGGGTGGCACGCCTGGCACCTACCGAATCCGCAACGACGTGGTGTATGCGCTCAACGGCGAGACCGACTCGGTAGAGATCGACATCGAGATCGAGTGATGGTGAGGGTGAGTGTCAGGTTTGACCTGGATGCATTCACCAGGAACGTGAATGTCGCTGGACGCAGGAGGGTCAACAAGGCTGCTGCCATCGCCCTTGGGCGGGTAGGTACGACCGTACGCAAAGAGGCCAGCCTGACCATCCGCGAGCGACTGGCTATCAAGGCATCCGTTGCAAAGAATCAGATCACCCTTCGAAGGGTTGGGCCCGATGGTTTGACCCTGTTCATCGAGGCCAAGGGACAGCCGATCCCCTTACGGGACTTCCAAGCTCGGCAGGGGAAGCGCGGTGTCAGCTACCGAGTCTCCAAGGCTGCAGGCCGAAAGGTCTATGAGACCAAGTTTGGCAAGGGCTTCATCATCCAGCGCTTCGGCGGCCATGTGTTCGCACCAGCTGGGAGAGATCCCAAGGGCCCGCAGAAGGCGAAGCTGAGGAAGATCTATGGGCCCAGCGTGCCGCAGTTCTTTGTGACCAAAGCCATCATCGAGAAGCTAGAGCGAATCGCACGGCAGCGATGGCCGATTGAATTCGCGAGAGCGTTCAATGGGCTCAGGGTCTCCGGCCGTGCGTGAGTGGGTCCTTCCCCCTGGACCCGAACGGTGGCCAATGGCCG